CTTAACTAATCTCAATTTTGAAGAAGTGACTTTCTCTGCTGAACAAGATGCAAGGCTGCAGGAAATATCAGAATTGAGTATTACTGAAGGTTTTCAGGCGGAAGTTAGAAAATATGTTGAGACCGGTAATTTTCCGGATGGCTATGAACATCCACTATCTGACCTAAAACTCAAAAAAGAAAGATTAAAGCATCAAAATGATATTGATGATGCTTATCAAATGATACTAGAAAGTGAGGGGTTAATATAATGGCAACTTTAAGTGAGCTGAAAATTAAAGCGCTAATTAGACTTATTGAACATGGGAAAATCACAGTTGAGGGCATTAAGAACCCTGATTATCAAGCAGAGGTTGAGAGTAGGCTTTAAGCGACAGGTTAGAAAGTGTTAAGCGTATGAGCGTATGAGCGAAGGACATGGTGAAGCAGTAAAAACATATGTAGAAACAGGAGAATTTCCCGAAGGTCTGGATTTGTCAGAATTGTTAAGAACAGGGAAAATCAAAAGTAATATTATTACTGCTGAATACAGGGATGAAGAAGTTTTGGCTTAATACAGAAAGGTGGTTGTCCCCTTGGTAGAAGAAAATATATTAAAATATGTTGTAGAAAACATGGATGATAGATTTGACAGGTTAGAAATTCAACTGGATAATATAAGGGTTGAAAATGCTACAGAAATAACTGATATAGATGAGAGAATTGATGGCAATCGGAGGAATATCGAGAAGCTGGATAAAAAAGTGTTTCAGCTGTTTTATATCGGCACAGGCGTAGGATTTCTGCTAGGTGTAGTGACTACAGTTGTTGCAAAAAGTTTAATGGGAGGATAATATTAAAAACTAATTAGTGTTAGTTGTTGACAAAGGTGTGATTAAATGGTTATAAGATATGAATACAAATGTCCAGAATGTGGATGTGAATTTTTAGTAAATAAAACTTTACCAACTTGTCCTAAATGTGGATTTTCTTGGAAAGATATGGAAGAAAAGGAGATGATTCCTAAAAGTGAAAACAGTTCAGAGATTTGAAGAGGCAGAAGTTTTGGATTATATAGAAAGTGAAAAAGATGGTTTTCTTACAGTAGATATAGCTGCCACAAGAACTGGAGTAATGCCTTATTATGATTGGGAAACTGGAGAAATTATAAATGAGTTAAAATCTCCAGAAGAAATTTTTTCTGATGAGACTATGAATAGTCTAAAAGGTGTCCCAGTTACAAATAGACACCCTCCTGTTATGATTGACAGTAATAACTGGATAGATTTTACTAAAGGCACAACTCATCAAGATGTAAGGCAAGAAGATAATTTACTAGTTATTAGTGAAACTATTTTTGATGATGAATTGATAGCTTATGTAAAGTCTGGTAAAAAGGCTCAAGTTAGTATTGGCTTTAGAGCAGATTTAGAAGAAGAAAGTGGTGAGTTTGAGGGTGAAAAATATGATAGGATTCAAAAGAATATAAGGATAAATCATGTTGCTCATGTAAAGCAAGGCAGAGGTGGAGAAGATGTAAAGGCTAGATTAGATTCAAAAGAAAAAGTATTATTTGGTTATTCTAAAAAGGAGGGTAAAGAAAATATGAAGTATACAAAGGTAGAAAATTTTTGGGATGGATTAGGACTTGAAGAAATACCTGATTATGATATTCTAACTTCAGAAGAAGACTCTAAAGGTATAAAGGCTTGGTTGGATAGTTTTGAACCACCAGTTAAAGAGGTAGATAAGATTGAATTAGTAGAAATTGAGATTGGTGATGAAAAGATTTTTATTAAAAAGGAAGATGAAGAAAAGTTGAAAGAAATTATTTCTGAAAAGGATACACTAGAAGGAAAGTTAGATAGTAAAGAAAGTGAAATTAAGACTTTAGAAGAAAGAATGGATGAGTTAGAAGATAAGGATATTGACTCTATTGTTCAAGATAGACTTGACCTTATTGATTCAGTAAGAGAACATATCTCTAATTATGATGCTAGTGAAAAAAATACTAAAGAAATTAAAGCTGATTTGATTAGAGAATTAGATGAGGAATTTGAAATGGAAGAAAAGTCTGATGAGTATATCAATGCTAGATTTGATGGTGCACTTAATACTCTTAAAATGATAGATAGTAAGAGTTTTGGTAAAAATGACCTTAGATTTAAAAAAGGTGATAACAAGAACTCTAAAGTAGATAAAAAAAGAAAAGGTAGACTTAATCTTAAAAAATAGGATTTTAAATTTTAAAGGAGGAAAAATAAGATGGCAGAATTAGATTTAGGTAAAATTGCTCAAGCTAAGTATTATGAAAGGATTTCAGGTGCTGCTGAAGGAACTATTGGATTTGGTAAGGCAGTAATGAGAGGTACAGACCCAGAAAAACAATTTATAGAATTTGATGGCTCTACTGGTGCTAAAATTGCTGGATTTGCTGGTTTTGGTCTTTCTGGTGATATTGATGGTGAGCAGTATGTTGATGAACAACCTATGGTAGTTGTTACTGAAGGTGTTATGGTAACTTCTGTTTATGCTAGTGCAGATACTGCTCCAACAGCTGGAGATAATGTTGCTGTAGTTCCTGATGGAACTGTTATGACTGCTACTGAAGCAGATAGTGATGTGGGGACTGGTGGAACTTATGCTATTAAGTTAAAAAATGCTCAATTTGTAGAAGGTGCTGCTGCTGGAGATAATGTTGAAATTGAAATTGATTTTCCAATGGAAACTGCAGAAGTAGAATTAACATAATTATAAATAAATTTTAAAGGAGAGTGTAATTAAATGAAAGATATTTTAGGAAATAGAGTTGAAAGAAAAGATGAAATGCTGTTAGAAAGGGATTTAGAGGCAATTGATAATGTTTTATATGAACCAAAAGAAGAAGAATTAATTGCCAGAACATTCCTTAGCACTTATACAGGTATCCCAGAGCATGCTGAAACTTATATGTATGATAGATATGAAAGACAAGGTAGTGCTAAAAGGTCTACTGCTGGTGCAGATGATGTTCCATATGTAGACAATGATAAAGAAAGAATTTCTCAAAAAGTTATTTCTATTGAGAATGGATTTAAAATTGAAAAGCAAGAACTTAGAGCAGCTAGAGCAAATAATAGAAATGTAGATACAGAAAAGGCTGAAACTGCTAGAAGGTTTGTTGGTGAGAATGAAAATGATTTAGTATTTCTTGGTGATGATAATTTAGGTGTTCCTGGTTTAGTTAGTGCTACTGGGATTAACACTTATGATGTACCTACTGATTCTGATGCTGATGGTACAGATTGGGAATTTAAAACAGGTCAAGAAATTATAGGTGATATTAGAGAGGCAAGAGCTAAAGTAAATAAAGAAGATGGATATAGTGCTGATACCCTTATCCTTCCTTCAACTCAATATGAAATGCTTGCTAAACCTTACAATGATTATAATTCAGAAACTATTATGACTTATCTAGTGCAGCAAGGTTGGTTTAGTCAGATTTTAGAAATTAGCTATTTAGTAGAGGCAGACCCAGATGGTGCTAATGATTCTGGTTTAATCCTTGATACTGCACCCTCAAATATGCAGCTTGGCTTGTCTATTGATTTCCAGAGAGAAGAACCATATAGACTTCCTAATGGCAGTTATCAAGTAAGAACAGAAGAAAGAACTTGTGGACTTATCTTGCGCAGACCATTAGCTGTGTGTAGATTTGATTTAATCTAAGGAAGGCAGGATGATATTAATGGTAGAAGTAATTAACAATACTAAACAAATTAAAAATCTGCCATATGGTAATGTTACTTTACAACCTGGCCTTAATGAAGTGGATGATGAAAAATTAGATAGAAATAAGGGACACAAAGGCTATGAATATGACCTTAAGAATAGTAATATTAAAATAAAGTCTAAAACTAAAGATAATGATGATAAGGGAGTTATCAATGATAAAGGCAATATTGATGGTGAATATCCTAAAAAGCATAGTGGCCCATGGTTCATAATCTCCACTGGAAAAAAGGTAATAGGAAGAGAAAATGCTGAAGTTATACAGAGTAAGATTGATAATGGTGAATTGTAATGGCTGATACAACAGTAGATAAAGTGTTAGCTATTGCTCCTCATTTTTCAGGATTAGAAAGTAGCACTATCCAATTGTTTATTGATGATGTTATTGAAGTTCTAAAAGATACTGCTTTAGAAGATAATGAAAGAGCCCAAAGGTATTTGGCAGCTCATTTTGGAAGCCTTACTGTCAGAAGAACTAGCACAGAAAAAGTAGAGAGTATTAAGGTTGGATATAAAAGCTCTACTTTTAGTGCTGAAGGCTATAAATCAACTGCCTATGGACAAGAGTTTTTAGAGATGTCTAAAAGCACAAATGGAATTGATTTTAGGTTGTTTTCATAATGAAGCATATAACTATAAAAGATGATGATAAGGTTTTTAAAAAGATTTCTTCTGAATTAAAGAAGTTAAAAGGCTCAACTTTAGTAGTAGGTGTTTTAGGTGATAGTGAAAAAGGTGGTGATTTTGGGATAGTAGATTTAGCCACTGTTCATGAATATGGGGTTAGAATAGCTGTTACTCAAAAAATGAGGAATTATTTAGCAGCATTAGGTTACCCTCTTAAATCTAGCACTACTGAAATAGAAATCCCAGAAAGGTCTTTTATAAGGAAAACTGTTGATGAAAAGGAAGGCAAAATAATAAAAGTAGGGAAAGATTTGCTTTCTAAAGTAGCTATAGGAAGAATGAGGGCACCTACTGCTATGGATAGGTTAGGCAGTTTAGTTGTATCAATGATTCAAGATACAATAGACAGTATAGAAAGTCCACCCCTTACTCAAATGACTATTGACTTAAGAAGTGGTGATGGAGGTGGAGCAAGTCCACTACAAGATACAGGTAGATTATGGCAAAGTATTGAATATGAAGTGAGATGGTCTTAATGAAATTAAACTTTTCTCATGTATTAGTTAAATATGAAAAGAGTTATGAGATTACCAGAACTCCAGGTGAAAAAATAGTTAATGGTAGAGTTATAGAAGGAATACCTACAATTGAAACTATTAATGTGATATTATTTCCAATAAGAGCAGAACAAATACAAGATTATGAAGGTGGTGTTTATACTACTCAGGATAGAAAAATTTATCAAAGAGAAGGTAGTATATTGCCTTTAAAAGAGCATGATGTGATATATGATAGCAAGACAGATAGTAATTATGAAATAAGAGAAAAGACATCATGGTTAGATTTTGCTGATTTCTCTACATTTATAGCTAAGAAAGTTGTGATAGAATGATTGATTTAGATAGTTTTTTAGATGAGTTATATCCTAATATAAAGGATTATACTGGAGTAGAGCAGCTTATTTTAGGAACTAAAGATATTAAACCTGAATTAATGAAGTATCCAAGGTGCAAAATAGGTTTCACTACTAAGTATAATGCTCAACCAAGACAATCATTTATTCACATTAAAAAAGTTATCCCAAGTGAAGAAATTGAATTTGAAAGTGATATTGAATACACATATATTATTAATTTTGATACCACTTTATCTTTAAATTTTTATGGTGAAGATGTAGATGTGTATGTGAATAAGGCTAGACAGTGGTTTATGATAAATAAACTTAATAGGGATTTCCTTAATGATTATGGGAAAGCTGTAATTAAAGAAATAACTCCTACTCAAAATAGAAAGACTTTTATAGAAACTGAATATGAGGACAGGCAGGGATTTGATGTTATTTTAGGATTTTCAGATAAGATTGCTGTTACTGAAAAGACTATTGAAACTGTACAATTTAGTGCAAATGGAGAGAATTATGAAGTAAATATTTAAAGGGAGGTTTAATTATGTCTAAGGATGTAGAAGTGGTCATTTTTGACCAAACTAGTCCAATTTCAAAAAAAGGGTTTGGGATGCCATTAGTTTTTGTACAAGATACTGATATAGATTATAAAGAAGTAGAAGGAACTGATGGTTTAATTACTCTTGTTAGTGGTGATGTAGGTTATGAAATGGTTAGTAAGGTGTTTGAACAAGAACCAAGTCCACAAGAAGTTGCTGTTTATGGTGTAGATGTAGCTACTGCTACCTCTACTATAACTGATGAACTTAATGAATTAATTTTAGAGCACAATGATTTTTACTTTGTGGTATTAGCTAGTAGAATTCAAACAGATATTGAAGAAACAGCTAGTTGGGCAGGTGCTAATGAGAAATTGTTCATTACCCAACCAGGTATAACAGAACTGGCAAGTGATATTGTGACAATGGCAGGGAGTATTAGTTCTAGTAGAGTAGGTATTTTTGCTCATGATGGAGGTAGTACTGCTGAAGACCAGTATTTGGATGCAGCTATTGTAGGTAGAATGGCTCCAACTGACCCTGGAAGTTCAACATGGAAATTCCAAGGATTGAATGGAGTGTCAGTAGCAACTTTTTCTAATACTGACCAAAATACCCTATTAGATGCTAATGTTAATAGTTATGTTAGAAGAATGGGTGTAGATATGACAAATGAAGGTAAGGAAACTTCTGGTGGATTTTTAGATATTCAAAGAGCTAAAGATTGGATGAAAGCTAGAATTGAAGAAAGCATTTTCTTCCTATTGTATAATAGTGAAAAAGTGCCTTATGATAGTCCAGGAATTGGACTTGTAGTTGAAAAACTTAAGGCAGTTCTTCAATTATCTGTTAGAAGAAGTGTCATTGCTAAAAATGCTGAAGGTAAGGGAATGTGGTCAGTTACAGTTCCTACTAGAAGTGAAATACCTGTTAATGATATAGCTAATAGGATTTTACCTGATATTGATTTTGTTGCTACAGTTGCTGGTGCTATTCATACAGTGCAAGTAGAAGGTGTACTAAAAGTATAAAGGAGGATTAAATAATGGCTCAATATGACCCAACTAAAGTCTTTACAATTGCAGATGGACATGTCTTGACTGGTTTTGGTGAGGATACTATGGTCAATATCACTAGAGCTGAGGATAAAAGAACAGTCCATGTTGGAACTCAAGGTGAAACTACTTTTGTTAAGAGTGCTAATGATGTAGCTGATGTTACATTTACCTTAGCAGATAATTCACCAAGTAATGTAAAATTGATGGAATTGTATAATCAAGACCAAAGTTTTAGTTTTGCTACTCTAGACTTTAATTATAATGATGATGTTTCTGGTTTTGGTAGTGAATGTGTAATTAGAAATTTACCAGACAATGAAAAAGGTTCAGACTTAGGTGAAAGAGAATGGACACTTATAGTTGCTGATTATGGAGAAACTATAAAAGGAATGGAAGGTGTGATTGAATAATGGCAAAAGATGATAATGTAAAAGCCACAATTAATGGGGAAGAATATGTATTGCAACATCCAGGTGTAGAATGGATTGTTGACCATAGTGATAAATGTACAAATGCTCAGGGTAATTTGGTAAGAAAGAAGTATATGCAAGGGCTATTTGATAATATAGTTATTAAGCCTGCTAAATTAACATTGAATGATTTTGATACTGTAGAAGAAATGAGAGATGTGGTTGATGAAATAGAATCGTTTCTATAAACCTAGTTATACTGAATATCAAGCAGATAATTTTGGTATCCACCACATAAGAGCAGTTAATAAATCTAAATATAAATCCAGAATAAGAAGAAATAAAATGAAATTTTGGGATTTAGTATTTTTCCTAAAGGACTATGAAGGTGTTAAGAATATGACTTATGATACTTTTGTTGAGGCTTATATTGCTTATGAAATGTTTTCTAAAAAGACTAAAAATAATGGAGGGGGTGGCTAAATTTGGCAACTGTTAGAACAGTTTCATTTGGAATAGATTTTGGAATAAGAGATAAAAAATTAGGTGAAGCAAATAGAAAAATTGATTTATTAAAGAGAAATGTTAGTCAATCTAATACTGCCTTAGGAACTATGGCTGCAAAAGCCAGGCTTGCAGGACAGGAGTTAAAAACTACATTCTCTAAAGGTTTAGCTACCCTTGAAAAGTATAAATATAAATTGCTTGGTGTTGCCACTGCTGTGTCTACTGCTATGTTTAACATAGTTAAAGCAGGGGCAAAGTTTGATTATCAGATTACTAGAACTGGATTAGTAGCAGAGGCAACTACTGAGCAGGTTAAAATGCTTTCTGAAGAGGCAAAAAAATTAGGTATTAATACTAGATTTACAGCTAGTGAGGCAGCTGCAGGTCAAGAAATGTTAGCTAGAATGGGTTTTGAAGTTAAAGAAATAATTGAAGCTTTACCTGGAATTTTAGATATGGCTGCTGCTTCAGATTTGAACCTTGCTGACTCTGCTAGAATTACTGCTAAATCTTTAAATGTTATGGGATATGCGGCAGAAGGTGCAATAAGAGTTGCAGATGTCTTATTAAAGGCATCTACATCAGCTGGTGCTACTGTTGCACAATTAGGTACTGCTTTTACAGAAGTAGCTGGTGAGGCAGCAGGAGCAGGTTGGGAAATTGAAGAAATGGCTGCTGCTTTAGGTGTTTTAGCTGATAAAGATGAACTTGGTACTAGAGCTGGTAGAAGATTCAGAAGTGTAGTACAAGATATGCTTTCCCCAACAGCACAAATGACTAGTGAAATGAATAAATTAGGTATTGAACTATGGGAAGATGAAAATAACTTTAAATCATTAATAAGTATAGTTAAAGAATTTGAATTAGGATTAGAAGGTTTACCCTTAAGAGAAAGAGAAAAATCACTTTCCAAAATGTTTACAAAAAGAGGTTTGGCTATTTTTAGAAAGATTTTAAGTGCTGGTTCAGAAGAATTAACTAATTTTGAAAAGAAATTATTTGAATCAGGTGGAACTGCTAAGATGATGGCAGAAAAACAAATAAATACACTAATTGGTGCTTTTAGAGAATTAAAAGGTTCAATTAATGTTGCTGCAATCAATATGAGTTTGACCTTCACTCCTATGATGAAACATTTTGTACAAAGTGTTAAAGATGGGGTTAATGTTTTTAATGAATTGCCACCTATGACTCAAGGGTTGGTAGGAGGTTTAGGTTTAGTAACTACTATTGTTTTAGGTTTAGCTACTGCTCTTGCATTCCTTGTAAAGATAGTGCCCCCTATTATCAATGTATTTAAATGGTTAGGTAGTACTGCCTTATTCAAAACCATAGCAGGTGGAATAGGTTTAACAGCAGGACAAGTTGGCTTATTAACATTAGGAATAATTGCATTATACTTTGTTTTTGAAGATTTATATTATACCATGGAAAAAAATTATGATGGTGTGCTTGTTCCTTTAATTGATAAGTTCTTAGATTTTATTGGTGTAGGTTGGGATTTTGTTGATGTATGGAATGGAGTTAAATACTTCTTTGATGATTTATTTGATAGTATAATTATATTTAGTAAAGGATTTGCAGGAGTTATAGCAGGAGTTTTAAAAGGAATTGGAGAACTTTTATGGGCATTAGTTAATTTTGATGCAGAAGGGGTACTTGAATCATTTTCTACTATAATAGATGGAATTAATGCAGAAGGGATACTTGAATCATTTCCTACTATAATAGATGGAATTAATGCAATACCTGCAACTATCTATACTGGTTTAAAGGCAATAGGTAAGGCAATGGTAGATGGCATTTTATGGAGTTTAGATTTATTAGTGGGAACTCCTTATAGCATTTTAGCTCAGCAACATGAAAAGTTTTGGAATAATTTAATAGTTGAAGTAGCAAGTTGGGTAGGAATTGAACTCCCTGAAATTACCTTTCCAAGTTGGTCAGAAATAAAAAATTCATTTTCAGAAATGGGAAGTTTAATTAAACAAGATTGGGATAATTTAGTTTCAGAAGTAGAAAGTTGGCCTAAAATTACCTTTCCAAGCTGGTCAGAAATGGGAAGTTTAATTAAACAAGATTGGGATAATTTAGTTTCAAAAGTAGAAAGTTGGCCTAAAATTACCTTTCCAAGCTGGAGTGATTTTAGTGTAATAAATTGGTCAAAAATGGAGAAAGAATTGGATAATTGGTGGGGTAATATAAAGAATTGGTTTGATAAGGCTTTTGATATAAAATCTATAATTGAAGATGCTTTTGATTTCAATTGGTCGAGTTTAATTCCAGATTGGATTGAACCATTCATACCTGGTTTAGATGGTAATAATGTAAACCAACAACCTAATAACAACCAAAGTAGTGAAAATACAGACACAAGAACATCTATAATAGGTGGACTAAATCCTGTAAATAAAACTACTAATAACTCAAATAAAAGTAATAGTAAACAAGAAAACACTTTTAATATAAGTATTGATAATTCAAATGGTGATGATGAAGATTTGATGCTAAAAATTAAGAGAATTATGCAAGATGAATTTACAAAATCAAGTTTATCAGAAACAGGTGGTATTTAATGGCAACATTAGGTGCAATAGTTTTTGATGTAATTGAACAAGAACAACCAAGTTTAACTAACACTGTCACAGATAAGCCAGTAGAGAATGGTACTGATATTTCTGACCATATAAGAAAGCAACCACTTAAGATGAGTGTCATAGCTATTTTCTCTGGCAATGAGGCAATGGATAAGTATGATGAACTTTTATCTATGATAAATTCAGAGGAATTATACACTTATTCTGGTGGATTAGGGACTTATACAAATTTAGTTATTGAAAATATTAGTCCCATGAAAGATGCAAGTTATGGGGATGGATATGAGTGTAGTATTTCTCTTAAACAAGTTAGGATTGTTGAATTTGAAACAGTAGAAATAACATTAGGTGTTGACCCAGAAACTGGTGAACAGATTCAAGGTGATACTTCTAGTAGTGAAATTGATGAGAAAACTAGTGAAAAAGAAGAAATTGGTGAAGAAAGTGCAGATAGAACAAGTTTACAAATTTTTTATGATTTAATTTTTGGCGGTGATGAATAATGATTTTAGAAACCTTGCCATTAGATATTTCTCAAATTAAGTATAGACCTGAAATATTTATAACAGAGATAAAAGAAACACCTTATAGATTTGAATTTTCTTATAATATCTATGACCATAAGTTTTATGTTAATATCTATGAAGATTTGACTGGGAGTTCTATTATAGAAGGTAGGAAATTGATTTATGCTGAAGATTTAATGAATTTGTCTCCATTAAACTTTAAAATTATACCATTAGATTTTAGTGGTAGAAATAATGGGATAACTTATGATAATTTAACTAGTGAAATTAAATTGTATATCTTGTTTGTTAAAGATGGTGGTAGTAGTGTCTAAATATTGGATGAGAAAAATAGAATTTATTACTGATGATGTTGAAATTGAAATGCCTGGAATTGAAATTAAATTCAATATTGAATTTTCTGATGATAGTGATGGGAATATTGGAGATATAACAATATTTAATTTAAATGAGGTTACTATTGAAAAATTAAAAGCAGATAAGAGTTTTATTTTAAAAGCTGGTTATAAAGAACACAATGGTGCTATTCTACCAGGAATTATTAAAAAGGCAGTTACACAATGGGACAAAGTTGATAAAAGAACTACCTTAATTGTTGGGGATAATACTGATGCTTGGCTAAATTCTACTATAAATAAAACTTGGAAAGCAAATTCAAAAGCATCTCAAATTGCTCCAGAATTAATTTCCAATACAGGTCTAAGTATTGGTGAAATTGATTTAGTAGAAGATATAACTTATGAAAAAGGTGTTACATTTTCTACTACTAATAGAAAGGCTTTAGAAGAAATAGCAGCTGATACTGGAACAAAATTGCATTCCAGTAGAGGAAAGATTTATTTAAGACCAAGTAAAATAGCTAATAGAAGGGCTATCCTTTTAAATGGTAATACAGGTCTTATATCCTCCCCTGAGAGAACTGGAGATGAAGAAGAAGGTGAAAAATATACAGTTCTTTCTCTACTCAATTATAAAATACAAACAGATAGTTTGATTAAATTAGAAAGTAAAGAAGTAGAGGGCTATTTTAGAGTTATAGAAGGGGAGCACACTTGTAGTGGGGATAACTACCAAACAAAAGTAGAGGTGGAAAGAATTGAATCAAATCAATAGAACTATAAAGGCAATCATTGAGGATAGAATAGGTGGAATTCACACTGCCTTGCCTGCTAAAATAAAAAGTTATAATGCCAAAACAATGTATGCTACTGTAATATTGTTAAACAAGAAGAAGTTAGAGGAAAGTGAAATTGAAATACCTCCAATAGTTGAAGTTCCAGTAGCCCACTTTAATGCAGGTAAGTTTATAATTAGACCACCTTATGCTAAAGGTGATATAGTACAGGTTGTTTTTAATGAAAGAGCTTTAGATAAATTATTAATTACAGGAAAAAGTGAAGAAGTAAAATTAACTAGAAAATTTAGTTATGATGATGCTGTAGTAGTTAAAGGTTTGAAAATAGAACAAGAAGATGATTTGCCTGATGAAGAATTAGACAGTTTGTATATAGCAAATTTAGAACATAATAATAAAATAATCATGAGAAAAAATGGAGATATAAGGATAGTTAATGAGGCAATAGATAATCCTGCTATTTATTCAGAAATAATAATAAAAGAAGAAACTGATGATATAGAGATTAATAGAATTAACAGTGGCATCAATGTAGGAATTAAAATACAATCTGATGGAATAATGACTATAAGTGATAATACTAATGGTGCTGAATTAAAGTTTGATTTTACAAATGAGAATGGAAAAGGTACTGGTAGTATCATCTTCACTTTAGCTGAAAAATTACTCTTAAATAGTGGAGACACTGAAGGTATCCCAAAAGGGCATAGCCTAGAAACATGGCTTAATAACCATATTCATCCTGGTGATAGTGGTGGAAATACTGGAATACCTACTTCTTCTAGTCCACCTCCAAGCGAGAAGGTGTTTGTTGAGTGAAAAGTATATATCTTAATGATAATGGTGATTTTGAGTTTGACAGCATGCACAATCTTAAAATGGTAGATAAAAGTGCAGAAGTAGTACAAAGGAATAAAATAGCTTTAAGTATGAATGAGGGCGAGTGGATATTTAATAAGTTATTAGGTATTCCATGGATTGAATATATGAGAGATAAGACTAAAACTGATAGAGATTATGAAAAAGAAGTTAGAGAAATTTTAAAAAATGACCCAGATATTGATGAATATACAATTGGAATTGAAATTGAATATAATGGCTTTGATAGGGAGCTTAAAATAGATTTTAAAGGTAAATTAGTAGATGGAACTAGTTTTGAAAGTTCAGCAGGAATTGAGGCGTTTGATGGAGAGGCTATAGAGATATATTTTGATTATTATTTCCTCTCACCCACACAATTGATAGAAATTGATAGAAGAATATAAGGAGGTGTAAGGATGGCAGATTATGGAATTACTGAAAATGGTTTTAAGAGAAAGACCAGAGAACAAATTATTGAAGATATGAAATTAGGTTTGAAAAATAACTTTAATAATTTAAATATGACAGATAAAAACCCGATGATAAAATTAGCAAAGGTAATTTCTTATCCAATAGCTTTGTACTGGTTTACTTTAGAGTCAATTTACAATAATAGATGGATAAGCACAGCTACTGGTCACACCCTTGATGAAGTTGTTCAGTATTTGGGTTTAAAAAGACAAGAAGGTACAAAATCAGTAGCAGATGTAGTTTTTGATGGAGCTGATTTGACTGAAATACCAGAAAATTTTTTAGTAAAAACAGCAGAGCAAGAGCCAGTACAATTTAAAACAGTAGAAAGTGGATTTATTGATGGAGGCAGCATTATCTTACAGGTTCAAGCCTTAGAGGATGGTAAAAATGGTAATGTAGCTGCTAGAACTATTACTGAAGTAGTCAACCCAATTTCTGGATTGGACTTAATTGATAATCCAAGTTCAGCTCAAGGAGGTATTGAAAGGGAAACTGACCATGAATTAAGAGAAAGATATATACAGTCTTATGATAGGGCAGGTGGTTCAACTACTAACTCTATAAGAGCCAATATCTTAGAAGAAACTGATGCTATTACCTCCATAATTTTAGAAAACATTACAATGTCAACTGATAGCAATGGGTTACCTCCTAAAAGTTTTGAATCAATAGTTTATGGTGGGGTTAATGAAAATATAGCTCAAGCAATCTTTGATAAAAAACCTGCTGGGATTGAGTCTTTTGGTAACATTTCAGTTCTATTAGATGATGATAGTGGCAACGAACAAGCAGTAGGATTTTCTAGAGCTAGTGAAATAAGCATATATGTGGATATGGATATTTCTACTGATAGCAATTTATTCCCAAGTGATGGTAATACTCAAATAAAAGATGAGATTATAGAGTACATTGGTGGAGAATTAAGTGATGGTAGCTACTCAATGGGATTAAGCATAAGTGGAGATGTTTTTTATAATAAAATTATAGACTTAATTTTCAATGTAACTGGAGTAGAAGATGTGAATACACTTTATATAGGAATTTCTAGTAGCCCTACTGGAGAAGTGAATACCAGTGTTAACTTTAGAGAAGTTGCCTTAACTGATAGTAGTTGGATAGTGATTACAAATGCTTAAATTTGAAGATTTGATTAATAAATTACCTCATATTTATATTAAGGAAGAGGTCAGTAACTTAGGAAAATTTATTAGGGTTGTCTTAAAAGAATTACAATTAATTGAAGCCAAAAAAGATGAGGTAGAAGAACAAGATGAATTGAATAAAGCTATTGGTATAACTTTAGACAAACATGGAGAATTAGTTGGACAAAAACGTGGGCTATTTAATGATGAGATTTACAGGATTTTAATAAAATCTAAAATCAAACAAAATTTATCTGGCGGAGATATTAATTCTATTATTCAATATATAGCTACTTTATTCCAAATTCCCAGAGAAAATATAGCAATAAAAGAAAGTTCTTGGGGAAGTTTTAAATTTTCAAGTCAGGAAAGTGTTGTAGAAACAAGCGAGTATGAAGGTTTTGGAACTGGAACATTTACTGTATCAAATTATGAGCCAGCTTTCTATGATTTCAATATTACACCAGAAAGTATTAATAATATTGGATTTCCTATGCAAGATTTGGCAATAATGGTTAAAAATATTTCTGCAGCAGGAGTGAGAATTTCATTTCTTATAGAAGGAACATTTGCTTTTTCAACTACTGATGGAGTTGTTGAATACAGTGAAGAAGGTGGATTTGATTATGGCACATTAGGTGCATATTATAATCCAGAAGAAGGATTTTTTAGTTAATCAGAGGAGGGCTTTAAATGAGTATATTTAGTAATTTACCAGAATGGAATGGAATAGGTACAGAGCCAAGCCAAACTAAAAAGGATGCAGGTTGGCAAGCAGGTGAAAAACCACCAGCAGATTGGTTCAACTGGTTATTTAATAGAACTTATGAGAGTTTAATTGAAGTTGATAGTAATGCAAATACTTTAGATGACAGAGTAACAACAGCAGAGGGTGATATAGCAACAGCAGAAACTGAATTAGATGTTATAGACTCTAATGCTGATGGCAAAGTTGATAATGCTGATAATGCTGATAATGCTACCAATGTAACATCTACCTATAAAGATAATGATATAGATACTAATGCTGATGGCAAAGTTGATAATGCTGATAATGCTGATAATGCTACCAATGTAACATCTACCTATAAAGATAATGATATAGATACTAATGCTGATGGCAAAGTTGATAATGCTGATAATGCTGA